CTTAGTCATACCCTCATCTACGGATTCTTTAACTACTCTCATTCCAACTTCGTAATAATTATCTGAATTAATTAATTTATTGTAAAGAATAACTCCAGCTCTTTTAGATTTAGCTTTTTTCACAATTTTTTCTTTACCATTTTCATCAGCAACATATACTTCCCATTCAGAGTTTTTGTAATCTTCTGAAAGTTTTCCTTTATTTACGGATTCAGTTAGATTACTCTTGGATATCTTTGAAACAGAACTCATAATCTTAGCCGATTGTTCTATGAATGCAGTTTCAAATTTATATAATTGTTTTTCTAATCTCAAATATTCATTATTTGGGGATTCTGTTTTTATAGTATTTAATTGTTTTTTGAGTTTACCCCATCTCTCTAAGAAACTACTACGAGATTTCTGAAAATTATTAAAAGCTTTGGATGTTTTTACACCCTCTTTTATAGCCAGAACACGAACTGATTCATTTGCAAGTCGAAGAGCATCTTTTACTTTTTTATCTTTAGATAAACCCTTTTTAATTTTTTCAATTTTCTTAACAGCATTCGTCATATTACCACTCATTTGTATAGCAATTAATATAGCTTTCTTTTGATAGGAACTTAATCTTCCCTCAACTACGGATTCTATTTTTTTATCAATCTGTTTACCAAATGCACTTTGTACTCTTTGTACACCTACAATATCCTTCATACCTTTTTTCAAACTTCTACCAGCCATTGATTTTGCTTGTCCAGCTCCGGTAGCATCAATGATAAGTTTACCTACACCATCGATAGTAACTGCCCATTTAGCTTCTACGATTTTAGAATCTGTTGAATTAGCCATTTTATTATCCGTTATTAGAACCAGCGGTTCCATCCCCAAAAGCTTTATTCGGTTGACCTGTAGCTGGTATTGCAAAAGTTTCTAATCCTTTTTTACCCTCTTGTGGTGTTACTGCATCAGCACCATCTGCTAATTCTGTATGAGTTGGTGGTGTTATTTTACCATTATTTGGTATTGGCATTTCTTCTAATCCAGGCATCTTACTCTCCTCTTATAATCTTGTTAATAATATCTTCTGCTTTACAATAAGTACCACAAGTTCTACCTTGTGTTAGTGGTTGTGATACACCCTCATTGACTGGATGTAAAAACGCACCATGTGTTGATGGGTTTGATACAAAATCAAATGCAATCAATTCAAAGTCTTGTCCAACTTTCATTACTGGTTGTTTACCATCTGCTTCTTGTACAGTCTCAACTGACCCCATTCCACGAGAACTGATACCTAACTTAATACCATTCTTAAATAATTCTCTTAAAATATTTCCACTCGGTGTAGTTAAAATTTCTACTGTCCCCAATAAACTATCACCCTCAAAATGCATTTCAGTAATATTGTGTGATACATTCTGTAAATTCACTACTGATGAATCTGGATGGTCTAACTCACCCAATGCTCTTTTCTGTTTAATAAATCCATCATTATAATTCTGTGCTTCTCTTGTTAGAATCTCCATTGGATATATTCTTCCATTTTGATTCTTTGCATCTGCTCTCTGTAAAACACCTTTAACTACCAACTTACCATTATTTTCCTTAATGGATTCATTAATTTGGGTTGTTGATATCTCAAATGGTATGTAATCTACAATTAAACTTCTCATCTTATTTCATCCTTTTAATCATGTCTATTGAATCTCTCATAAACTTGGTTACCCCATTTTTATATGACCTCTTTATTTCTTTAGCCAATTTCTGATTTTCATCACGTGGGTCTCTAAGGAATGCTTGTTCTAATTCATACATTTCTTTTCTAAATTTTGTTTCTGTTTTAGCAAGTTTAGATAATGCTCTTCTTGCAAACCTTACATCATCTGGGCCTTCAGTAATTGATTCTCCTACCGAAATACCCATAGCTTTTGCTTGTGCTTTTGATTGGTCTGGAGTTAATCCTTTTGATTTAGGTTCTTCTTTTTTCTTTTTAAATTTATCTATTAACTTTGCAAATACCCCTTTTGCTTTTTTGTGTGCGGGATGTGATTTATCACTCAATGCGGTAGTTAGTTTATTTACACGACCCGTTTTTGGATTTTTAGCTTTCATTTGAACCATCGCAGCGGTAGCAGCAAGTGCTGCAGGATTTTCAGTTATAGTATCCTCGTTTACCGATTCAGCATAAAATCCTATTTTTTCATATTCCCGTTTTACACTTGGTTTATCTATAATAACCAATTCTTTTCCGGATTTCTTATGTTTGACTGTTATTGTCTTACCTTTTTTATAGGTAAGTCCTAAATCTGATTCATTTTTTTTAGTTTTTTCAGCTGCATCCATTTTAGCATTAGCGTCGTCTGCTGCTTTCATAGCTTTCTTTTCGATATCTTTTGCAGAACCATCTTTAGTTGGTCTACCACTTCCTGCTCCACCCTCTTTTTTTAATTTGTGAGCTTTTATTGTATCTTCAAGAGTAACTAATGGTGAACCAAAGTCTCTATTCAGTACATCTATTGATTCTTTTAAATATTTATCGTTCATTGTAGTTTCCCTACTTTGTTAGCGAGTTTGACTAATCTCTCCGAAATTTTACTCATTGCTTTATGTGTGTTCTTCCAATATGATTTTGAATCTACACTTAACTCATTTTTTAATTTAACATTCATATCAATAAGTTTACTTAATTCAGTTAGTTTATCCCTAACCTCTCTCATTGATATACCAATTTTTTGTTTAGCCGTTAAAGTATTATCATTACGATATTGTGTATAATGACCTTCATTTAACCCTGGATTCTTTTGTTGTCCTTTATCCCAACTATTCATTAAACCAGCAAAGGGAATGACATATTTTTTAAAATTCTTTATAATAATTTTTTCATCTGTTTTCTCGCCACTAAATTTAGAAATAGTTTTACCTAAGTCCATAGTTTCTCCTGCAAAAGCTTGATATGCTCTATAATACTTTATGTATGCATTATGATAATCTCTTTTTTGACCTTCAGTTAGACCTTCAATTACTTTTTTATATCCTGCTTCTTCTGGGTCTTTGTGGCCGGATTTAGTCTTTTTATCAAAGGCAGCTGGTATATCATAATGAATACCATTACCAGTTGAACCACCTGCTGATGTAGTTGTTGAAGCTTCTTCTATCTCTTTCATAATTAATGTACGAAGTAATTCTCTTAATGTTTTTCTACTTAATTTTGTGGACATTATCTAACTCCTTAATAAGTTCGTAATACCTCATCAATGAAACAACATGCGAATCTTTTACAAACTTACCACTTGTAGAAGTTTCTGTATGTATAATTGCTTCATTTAGTTTTATTTTAGTTATCTTATCATTCACTTTATTTAAGTGAGCTTTTAAGATTCTCTTAACTTTTATAACTTCAGTATCAATGAACTCCCTTAATGAATTAGTATTGGAAAGGTTGTTTATGTATTCTCTTAATAAATTCTTTTGATGTTCATTTAAAGTGCTGTATTTTTTGTTAAATTTATCAACTAATAATTGATAAGTAAGTAAACGTAAATCTTCTTCTTGGGATTCCATAAGATGTTTCTTAATAGATTTTTTCGTTGGAGCAGTACATACTGTCTCAATGATAGTTACTTTACTATCAGTTTCCTCAATTGGTGTAATATCGAGTTTAGCCGATTCCAATTCAAATACATTATAAATAGATGCCAAGATTTTATAATTCGGTATTTTAGTATTGAAAAAATCAACTACTGAATAATTTTCTTTAATCGTTTTAATTAGATTATACTTCTCGTTTTTTAATCTGCGATTAGATAATTTTCTTCGATTTTTAGTTACTGCTTCTATTAGTATATTAGCCTGTTCACTTTTAGAATACTTCTTTTCTAAAAGTATCTTATAAAGTTCATATTCTTTACCCAATTCTGTTTTTGGGTTGAAAAACTCTTTAAGAATTTTTATTGCAGATGAATCATCTGAACTATTTAATACGTCGACAGTTATCTGCCTCGTTAAAAGTTCGAATAAAAGACCTGTATTTTTTATTTTATTATGCTTTCTGTTGCTTGACATCAATACACTCCATTGTTAAATATTCGTACCATATATAAATATAAAAACTTCAAATAATTCGCTATTTCTTATCCGTAAATTCTTTATATTCTTGATTTAATTCTTCACTGTCGGCGGTTTCCCTAAGTAATTCCTTACCTTTACCCCCAAATGATTTTTTTAAGGCATCATAATGAGCTAAAGCCATACGTTTTCCATGTTTGCCAATTGGGTCTCTATCACGAGCACTCCCATCTTTTCCATAACTTGGAACTTCTTTTGGTCTACCCACCCCATCAGCAACTTCTTCTTGGTCCCAGACTGAACCTGCGGGAGTTTCTGCATCCCCACCTTCATCTGGTGCAGCAGTTGCCATATCACTTGGTGTACCAACTGAATCTCCACTTTCTTTAGGGTCATTACCTTCATTTTCAATTTGTGAGTATCTGAACTTCTCTTTTTGGTCTTGAACCAATCCCTTTTCAAGGTCTTTAATTTGGTCATCTGAGAAATTAAATACATTTTTATAAACCCACTCACTCGGTAATAATGAGTTATCTTTCATATCACGAGCAAGATTAACTTTGTTACTCCATAGTTCAATCTTTTCTTGTTCATATATTGTAGATGGGTTGGTTAGATTCAACTCAAAGTTTACCAATTGTGCATCTGTATATCCTTGTGAATATAAATGTACAACCGCAATCTTTGTTAATTCACTAACTACGATTCTTTGTATTCTTTCAATCGTTCTTGCAAACCTTACATCTTCTGCAGCCAATGTTGCTTTACTTCCAAGTGATTCCTCATATCCAAGAAATGCTTTTGGTACGTGTAATGCTGCTAACATACGATTCTTTAGATATTCAATATCCTCGGTTGTTTCATATGTCATTCCAGGAGTGGATTCTATACTTGTTCCACTATCTCCACCACGAACTGGTAAGAAGAAATCCTCAGTTAAATTTTGTATATTAAATTTTAAATTATAATCACCAGTATTTTCATCAATAAATGGTGTTTTCTTCATCTTATTGACTATCTTTTGCATATAGTTATCCACTTCATTTGGTGGAATATTACCAATATCAATTTTAAATACACGTTTTTCAGGTGCTCTCATAATTCTATGAATTAACATAGCATCTTCCATCAATGTAATCTGTTTCCAAGTCTTACGAGCTCCTTCTAACATTGATTTACCATATGGTAATAAATTACTATCATTAGATAATCTAAAGTGAGCAACTTGAAAGTTTTCAAATTCTATTTTTGTTCCGTTTGATTTTTTTGCAAAATAAGGATGTGCAGCTTCCATTGCTTCTAAATAAAATTTAGTATAATATGGATTCTCTGGGTCTTCGCCTTCTGAACGTATCAATTCATATGGGGATAATGGAACAACATTTGTAATTCCGTACTTATCTTGTACATCTAAATATAAAAAGAAATCACCATACTTAGTTAGGTTTCTAACCCAAGGCCATAAGTTAAATTCAATATTCATTATATCATAGAATAGATTATGTAGAATTTCTTTAATATTTTCATCATCACTCTGAACTTCCAACACTTCTCCATATGGATTTTTCATTGTTGATTCATCTGAATAGATATCCAGTGCAGATGATATGATTGAATCCGATTCCATAGATTCATACTCTGTAAATAATCCAGTCCTTGCAGCCTGTAATTGTGCATAATTAGAATATCCAGTATTATTTAGTTGTAATCCACTATGTACTTTAGAATATCTATCTACAAGATGTGATTTCATTTGTCGTTGTATTTGGTCTGTATCGGCAACTTTTAGTTTTTTACCGCCTACGTTTCTCACGATTACATTAGTACTAAATAATCGTCTTAATCTCCCAAATAATGTTTTATCAGCCATTTTTTACCTCGCTTATAAGAGCCATTCTAATGACTCCTTCTCTTTGTTACCAATTTCCATTTCCCAACTATCGTTTTTATTTTCGTTGGGTGTATAAAGCCCATCCGTATCTAACATACGATTAAGGGATTTCTTAGTTAATTCTACGCCTTCTTGTCGTAATCTTAATGCAGTATCACGAACCCATAAACCTATAGCAAAAGACATTACTAAGTCATCATTATATCCTGACATAGCTTCTGCTCGGTTATTGTGATAAATAAATGTAAACAATTCATCTATCAATCTGTTTGAACGAACTTGTACTTCTTCGTTCCTAAAATATTCCTCTAACTTTGCAATAATCAAAGGTCGAGTTCTCATAGTGGTACTAAATCCAGCCACCATATTCTTTTCTTCACTTCTAAATCGATTTGTCATTTGATGTGCAATATCGATATATTTTAAATCTTTACTTGTATAGAATAGATTATCATAATCCCTATCTATTACTTGTTGGATTGTTGCCCAACCAATGTTATTGTTTTCTATAATTAGTAAAGCATCATTATATTCCGTTGAAATACTCACTAACATATTACCAAAATCTTTTGTACTTAACCTACCTTTATATTCAGCAACTTGTTCTACACTCTCCACATCAATGACATGGAACGCACTATAATCTTTTCCATCACCCCTACCAACATCAGCACATACGATATAATCTCTCGTATAGTTTGGTGGTTGCCATATCCACAAGTTACCATCCATCCCTCTTTTTTCAACGGGGTCTTTACATACATTTTTTTTCATATTCTCCAACAATACACCATCAATTACTGAAGTACCTGAAGTAATAAAATCACAATCACACTCTTGTGCTGCACCTTGTATTCCTAATAAGGTATCTTGTTCATCTCTCCATTCTTGATGTCTATCTGGATGTACACTCCAATGAAGTTTGATATCACTAAACACTCCTCTACCTTCTTCTGCATCTACCCACGTTCTATGAAACCAATTACCAACACCATTTGGTGTAGAAAGAGCAATACAACTACCACCAGTTGTCAATGTTTGTTGTGATGCAGTCCATATACCATCTATCTTATCGATAAATGCTGCTTCGTCCAATATCAATAATGATAATGCTTCGGAACGAGCGCCTTCTGGTCCACTTGCACTTGCTTTTATTTGTGAACCATTGGTGTATCTAAGGTTCAATTTGTTATCCTCAGTACATCTTTGTTTCAACCATGTAGGTAAGTTTGCATGCATAACACGAACCTTCGTGACAAGGTTTTTAGCAGTATCTTGTTTAGTTGCAATCACTAATATATTCTTATCTTGAAAGAATGTCATCATCCACAAAGAGTATCCAGCAGTTAATGTACTGATACCCAACTGACGAGCTTTTAAAATTACGCTAAACCTATTATCCACAAACTGCTTGACTGTTTCTTGTTGAAAATCATACAATGCAAATGGAATTTTCCCTTTGATTGGATGTTGTATCATACAATACTTCATCAAAAAATAGACAGGGTCTTGTGCACATTTAATGTACTCCTGTTTAATCACATCTTTTAATTGTTCGGCCATTAGTTTGTTATCTGTCCTGCAAGGTTAACTGAAACTGCCGTAGCACTTACACCATATACAAACCATAACCACTTATTCTCATGCCACTTAGGTTTCACAAGTTTCACTTTATCTTTATAAAGTTCGTTTGTTTCTTTAAGTAACAGCATCTGTAATTGTCGTTTTTCTATTATTAAAGAATCCATATATGCATTCTCTTCTAACTTCAATACTACACTTTCTAAATCAGATATAACAATTTGGGATAAACTATCAGCTTTTTCAAACCCTTGTAGTCTATTTGCCCACTCAATCACATCTGCCTTAGGCAATGTTATGGTTTCTTCAGTTTGACCAAGAAGAACACTAAACAAAAATACTATGTATATAAAATATCTCATATATATAAATATACTACTTACTAAATTTCTTCAAATATTTTAAGGCTTCATCAACATCTTGTACATCTGATGCTTTTTTAGCTTTTTCTATTTGTTTCTTAGTATTAGTTACTTTTCGTTTAAGGTTACCAACTTCTTTCTTGTTGACTTTTTTCTTCTTTTCAAGTTTCACTACTTCTTCTTCAAGTTTAGTTACTTCTTCATTTTTTACTTCTATTGCCTTATCTAGCTTTTTGATTTCTTCTTTTTTCTTTCCACCAAAAAATAGATTCATTATCGTTTCAATGATTCCCATTGTTATCTCCTTCAGGTAATTTAACTCCACTATCGTAAAGCATTTGTTCAAATGATTTTGGCTGAGCTTCATCATACTCAGTCAAATCCATAAGTCTTTCTATAATGCGTTGGTACACTTTTGTTACATTTTCTGTATCATCACTATTAATCTTTTTATGATAATCTGCAGCTACATTTCCCAATTGTGCCACCATACCCATTATCTCAATTATTAGATTTTCTGGCAGCAGCAATCTCCTTTGATTCCTCATCTATAGCCTCCTCTAATTTATCTATATAATCTTTTGCTTCTTGAACTATGGCACCAAATTTTTCTTTACCCATGTCCCATTTTTCACTTTCGAGTTCTACATCTTTAACTCCAACTGAATTAAAAAACTCTGCTTTACCCTCAGTCTGTTCATATTCTACAAGTGATTGTTTCATATCTCTTACATATGATTTTCTATTCTCCAATTCAAGTGTTCGTGCATAATGCTCAAACTCTCCCGTTAATCGTAGTTTATTTTCAAACTCAATCTGACAATCAAAACAATGTCCTTTAGTTCTCCAAAACTTAGTATCAAGTTTTTTCTTCATTGTTTTTTTACAAGATGGACAAAACCAAGGCATTCTCACATCTTTCATTATTCCTGTCATTTTAGTCTCACGAGTTTTACCTTGTAAGTTCTTGTCAGGTTTTCCCTCGTATCCTACTTGTACATAATCTTTTTCATATTCTTTACCAGACATCAAATCCTTTAAGGCTTTGTTTTGTCTATCCATATCTTTACTATAATTTGCCATTATAACTCCTATCCAAATTTTATACTACCAAGTATCTGATTAATTGGAGCAAATGCACCTGTGAACTTATATATGTTTCCTTTATACTTAAACACTATACCCTCACTTGGTACAACTGAATCCAACCCACCAATTGCTTGTAGTTTCTCAATTTGTATTTTTAACTTCTTTAACTTTTCTACGTTACCGCCACTCTGTAAATCCTTTAATGCACTTAACATTTCTTTACGAATCTTCTGTACTGATTTCTTAGGTGATACAGCAATATATCCTTGAATATTTTTTAATATCTCTGCACCAACTGAAAAGAATAATACCTCGAATGGTTTAATATTATCCTTAAAAATTTTCTTATGGTCTTGTTTATCTGTTGATAATATCCAATCCATAAATTTAGGATTGTCTTTATAATCTTTTTTAATTTCTGCTATCTTATAACTCTTATCAAAAAATGCCCATCTTCTTACTAACTTAATAAACTGATTTGGTTTTAAATTAACCTTAAATTGTTTTGATGCGTTAAAAATATACTCTCTCCAATATGCCTCGTGGTATTCACCCAATGTATCTTTATCTTTTAACCCATATTGAGATTGTAGTTTTTTTAATTGTCCTAAATACTTACTCTTCAATTTATTAAAGTCTTGATGTTTAGGTACAGTCAAAAAGTTTGGTTTCCCAATCTTAAACATCTTTTGTATATGTTGATTCATTTGTTTAATCATACCTGCTAACATTCTAGCACTATCTTTTGGTTGTCCAATTGGTTTTCCACTCTCATCATACTCTAATGTACCATGAAATACAATTTCTGCTATATCATAATCTATTACATTTGCAGTTGCTGGATACATAACCTCTAAATTCATCCATTTTTTACCATTACCGAATACTTTATCTTTTTGTTTATCACTCAAACTACCAATAGATTTTTCTAAATCTGTCATAGCACCTACAAAAGCTTTTTCAATTTCACCTCTACCACTAAACATAGATTTTATTCCACTTGTGGTTGGTGCAGTTTTACCAAAGTTTTTTAAATGTCCTTTATTACGAGCTGCTCTTAACTTCCCATCAATCCAACTTACCATTAAATTCTGTCCATCAAGTTTCTCTGTAACACCATCTTCTCTATCTAACTTTCCCCCTATACCATTAATAACTATCTGTTTCAAGTCTGAAAATGTAAGATTATTATCATCGAAAGGATGACTCATATGTCCGTAGGCTCCACCCATAAGTAATAACTCCTTTGTGTGTTCTGTTATATCAATTCTTTCGTGGAAATCTTTTAGTTTTTTAGTAGGTGCTGGTTTAGTCGAATTACCCTTACCTGCCGTTGCAGTTCCCATATCATGTGTTGGTGAATCTGCCATCTTATTATGTTTATTATCACCAAAGAACTTTAAAATTTCCCACCCCATTTTTCCAACAATCTTTCTCATATGTTTTTTATATTTTGGAAATGGGTTACTCACACTATCAGTATTTTTAGTATCTTGGTTTATTGTTCTACCATATGTGGTGGTGGATACTCTATCTATTGTAGATGTACTAAAATCAAAACCAGGGTCTTTTGCATTCTTACCAATGATATCATTAAGTACTTCCCACCCCATTATTTCTGCGTGTTTAGGGGATACTCGTTTATAATCCGAGAATGAATTAAAGAAATCATACAATCCCTCATCATCAAAAATCTTTGCATCAAAATGATTTCCCAATGCACTAACTTCCTTTATTAAATTTTTTACTGAAGATTGATTATAAAATTCAAATAACTTTTTAAATTTATTAGTCATCATTTGGTACACACCTTTATCATAATACCCAAATAACTTTTTAAATACTTTTGGCCTTGTCTTATCATCGAGTTTGGGACTACCCAAAATATTTCTCATTGTAGTACCCGAAACCTCTTTACCACCTACACTCATACTAATATGTGGGGCAACTAAATAATAACCATGTTCCCCATGTCCTTTTATATTTCGTATATTCTTTTTGTAATCTTGAAAATAAGTTAAACCACCATCGGTTTTCTTTCCACCCTTTATTCTACCTGCATCTTTCTTACCGAAAATATAAACTACAGCAGTAGTTTCTGGGTCAAACTTACCAAGTAACGTCTTAGCAACTAATGGTATTCTCTCGTTAATAATTTTATTCTTAGGTACACCCATTTTAACCATATGTCGAACTTTCTCTTTATAGTTCATTGGATGCCTTGGTGGTTGCTTTATATTAGATGTAGTGATATATGCATCATCTACTTGTTTCTCTAACCACTTAAATGTTTTTAGGTGATGTGGGCCAAATGGTTGAAATCTACCACCATAAATACCTATTACTTTTTTAATCTTATTCTCGTTCAAATTGATTGCAACATCCCCATCTTCTATGATAGAATATACGACATTTTTCATATAAGAGTCAAGTGTTTTCTCATTTAGTTTTCCATCACTTATACCTCTACCACCTTTATCAAATGTGGTGAACTTCTGTAACTTACCAAATGCTTTATCTTTCCTCATCTTGTCTTGTTTGTGCCATCTCATCTTATCAAATACTTTCATTCTCATATGATTCTTTACTATGTAATGGATATCATCAACATCACCACCCAATGATTGTATCCACTTCTTGTGTTTCAATACAAGTTCGGCGGAAACTTTCTCGTGTCCATAATGTGTCCAAAAACCTTTCTTTGGATGTATCTTTGCGGTTGAATCTTTTCCTATATCGTGAAACAATGCTGATAAAGCAAAATCTATATCACCAGTTTTTAATGCTCTATTAGTTACAGCAATGGTATGTTTTAAAACATTACCCTCTGGATGAGCATCTCTTCGTTGGTCAAAGTTTTTAAGGTTCATAACTCGTTTCTTTAAATCACTTGGAATAGCGTTATAAATATCTCTGAATGTTTTAGGTTTCTTACGAACTGCTATTTCATCTACCTTTTTATATCCACTCATTCTATCAGTTTTGTTTTTATTAATACCTTTTCTACTTGGTGATGGAATTGCAAACTCATTTTTCATTTTAAGTTTCTTTCTCAACTTATCAATTTCCTTACTAATTTTTTTTTGAGCTGGACTGCCTGGCATCATTTTCATGGCCTGGGTATAAAGTTTATACAACTTTGCCTTATCGGTACTTTCACCTAAAAACTTTTTCTTTTCCATATCTTTCATCTTATCACCAATAGCTTTTCCTTTTAGCCCAACTATATCACTACCCTTTACACTTAACTTAAATGTAGATAGTTTTTTTAAATCTTTACCAACTAACGTACCATACTCTTGAATTTGATTTGATGTCAATGTGGTTTTCAGTTGTGCTTTTTTAACTATAT